CTGGCAAAATCCAAGTGGCAAAACCCAGATACCTTGCCACTTTGCCACTTCGCCACTTCAACCTCAAAACCACCGCCCCATGTATGACCGCATGGGGCTTTTCTCATGGAAAGGAGAGCCTATGAACAACGACACCAGCAACCGCAGCACCCCCGCAACCGCTTCCCCTCTGACCGTAAAGGAAGCCGCGCCACCTGTAATGATAAAGAAAATCGGAAAGACCACCTACCGCGTCAAAATCCATTTCAGTGAAACGAGCAAAGAAACCATGAGCGACAAAATCAAGCGTCTGATTTTGAATGACAGCGAAAAAAGTTCTTAAACACCCTTGACAAAACGTATCAGAAGCAACGTGGGTCAGCGAAGCGGCAATGTGGCGGCAGTTTTGCGATCTGACGTTCTCTCTTGTGCTTGGTTCGGCGCAGAAGCGTGTAGCCGCTCTGGAGGTCGACGCGGATGTGTACGTCATCAACCGGGAGAATGTGAGCTGGCTTGTGGAGTACTATGGGCAGCGGTGGCCCTTTGACATGGTGGTCATTGACGAGTCGTCGAGCTTCAAGAACCATCAGGCGAAGCGGTTCAAGTCGCTCAAGATGGTACGTGGGAAAATCAGTCGGATGGTTGCGCTGACAGGTACTCCCTGCTCCCGCAGTCTTATGGATCTGTGGGCGCAGGTATATTTACTGGATCGCGGCACGCGGCTTGGGCGGACGATCAGCGCGTACCGGGACGCTTTCTTTGTGCCGGACAAGCGCAGTCAGACGACGATCTTCTCCTATGCGCCACGTGAGGGTGCGGCGGAGGCAATCTATACGGCGATCGGTGACATCTGCGTCAGCATGAAAGCGGAGGACTATCTCGCGCTGCCGGAGCTTATGTATGAGGATGTGCCGATTGTCCTTGACGCGGCGTCGCAGAAAGCATACCGGCAGTTAGAACGAGACGCGCTTTTGCAGGTATCGGAGGATGAGATCGTGACGGCGGGAACGGCTGCGGTTTTATCGAACAAGCTGTTACAGCTCTGCAATGGTGCAGTATACAACGAAAACGGCGAGGTGACGGAGGTACACGGCTGCAAGCTGGAAGCCCTTTTGGAAACCGTGGAGCAGCTTGGCGGGCAGCACGCGCTCATCTGCTACAATTTCAAGCACGATCTGGAGCGGATCCTCACTGCCCTGCATCCTCTCGGTCTGAACGTCCGGGTTTACCATGGTAAGGACGAAGAGGAGGCGTGGAACCGCGGAGAGATCGATCTCTTACTTGTGCAGCCTGCGAGCTGCGGGTATGGGCTCAATCTCCAGCGCGGCGGACATCATGTGATCTGGTTTGGTTTGACGTGGTCGCTGGGGCTGTATCAGCAGACGAACAAGCGGCTGCACAGGCAGGGGCAGACCTGTCCGGTCATTGTGCATCATCTGGTGGTGAAAGGCGGTGTGGACGAGGACGTGATCCGGGCACTGGATCGTAAAGAGGACACGCAGGAAAGCCTCATGCAAGCGCTCAAAGCGAGAATACAGAAAGCGAGGGAGGACGCATGACGATCAAGGAACTGTCACAGCTATACTACCTGAACCGGGAGATCGAGGCGGACAAACGCCGGCTTGCCGATCTGGAGGCGGCGGTCACGTCGATCTCGTCTCCGCATCCGTCCGGCATGCCGCACACGCCGGGGGTACAGGACAAGGTGAGCCGGTATGTGGCGGAAATGCTGGATCTGGAGGCAATCATTGCGGCGAAGCAGCTCCAGTGCATTCATGAGCGAAACCGTCTGGAGCGGTACATAGCGGAAATCCCGGACAGCCTCACGCGGCAGATCTTCCAATGCAGGTTCTGCGAGGGCATGTCCTGGCGGCAGACTGCCTGTGTGGTCGGCAACGGCGGTATGGCGGAGGACAGCGTGAAAAAGGTTTGCTACCGGTACCTTGCGCGGACGAATGAGGCGGAAAAGTTGGGATAAGGCAAAAGCTGTCCCCCTTTGTCCCGAATGTCTGTGGTATAATGGTACCGTGAAAATGTGCAGACGGCGAATGCGGCCGTGGTTTACAAAAAGCGTCCCGCGTTCCTGTCTGCACAAATTCTTTGCAGAGCCCGGCTTCCGTGCGGCTCTGTTTATTTTTTACAGTGGAGGTTTCGGGTGTGTACAGGGCGCAGCGCAGTTATGAAAATCTGCAACGGATGATATATGCCGGTGTCGGGGACTATCAGATCCCGGAAATACTGCCTGTGAAAGACGTTTCCGTGGACAACTGGATCGGCTTTAACTTTGCGCTCACCTGCAAGGAGCCCATGTCGCACGGAGTGCATTTCTTTGTCGACGACTATCAGTTTCTGCGGTGCTGGTCTGCGCCGGAAGCCTATGTCCCGCGGCTTTTGCAATTCCAATGCGTATGCGCTCCGGATTTCAGCCTGTATCTGGATTTCCCACGGGCGATCCAGATATACAATCACTACCGCAAGCACTGGCTGGCCCGGTACTGGCAGGATTCGGGTGTCACAGTGATTCCGACGATCAACTGGGCAGATCATGACAGCTACGATTTCTGCTTTGACGGTGAACCCGTTGGCGGCTGCGTCGCTGTTTCCAGCATCGGAATGCAGACGACCACACGAATGCGCGCGCTGTTTCTCGACGGCTACAGGGAGATGCTCGCGCGGCTGCGGCCTTCCACGATCTTCCTGCATGGCGACGTACCGGACGGATGCACGGGAAATATTATACAAATCCAATCTTTTGTCACGAAAAAGTGGCGAGAGCAATCTAAACGTGTTGACACGCACAAAGAAAGGTGATACAATGGTATGGGACGCGGAAACAGCGGTCTGAATCCAAAACCGCCGAACAGGTCTGCCGCCGACCGAAGCGTTACGTCGGTATCGCTTGACGACGGCACCACTATTGACCTGTCGGCTTTTCCGCTGAAGTATGGTGAGAAGGACTCCTATATTTCCGGAGACCGTCGAAAGGCAATCGACGAATTTGAAAACAAGCGATACAAGGCGAAAATTGAGTTTTCCCGCGTCATTGACAAGGACGGCAATGTACTGGCGGAGAAACGAGGCAGCAAGGGACACGTGATCGTACCCTATGACACGGCAGAAGCGGAGGGCGTTGTGACGCACAACCATCCGCGTTCCGGAACGGAGGCGGGTCTGATCGGTGGAACATTCTCACTTGCCGATCTGCGTCTTGTCGCAAACCGAAAAATAAACACGATACGCGCTACCGCCGCGGAGGGAACCTACAGCTTCACGAAACAAGCCGGTTTTGATGCGCAGGGTTTCATGCAGCACGCGCACTCTGTGAACAATCAGCTGCGCTCCGCCTATAACGCGGAAATGCAGGCACTCGGCAATAAGCTCAATGCAGAGTATCGTAATGCCAAAACGGCAAAAGAGATGCGTGATCTCTACGACAGATATACCAAGGATACCCACGACGCATTCAACAGGTTTCTTGTAAATTCGCACAATGCCCTCCTGGATGGGCAGACGCAGTATAACTATACATACACGCTTGAGAGGAGAAAGTAGAGATGGCAACGGCAAAGAAGAAAAATGGCAATTCGGATTCCGGCAAGGATATGTACGCGTGTGGCGGGATGGAACCCGATCGCACACTCGACAAAACGCTGAGCAAGATGCGCAAAAGCATCCAAAACGCGGAGAAAGCACCCGCGAAAACGAAAGGGGCAGCAAAGAAATCCGGCAAGTAATCATATGGCACGGGCAAGCCTTCACCGAAGCACAAAGCGGGTGGGGGCTTTTCCTATGCAGTTTTTCGTACAGAGGGGGTGATAAGCCTTGCCGAAAAAGAAACAGGAGAACCGAAATACGTCAGGGCTGCGCTCCCTGAGAGATCTCTCTCCGGAGGAAGCGTTCGCGATTCGATCCAAAGGCGGACGGGCAAACGCGGCGAAACGGGAGGAGGAAAAGACGCTCAAATCCATCATCCGCAAGATCATGGACGCGCAGCCGGAGCTGACCGCGGAAGAGGACGCGCTGCTTATCCGCATGGGAATCAGCAAGGAGAAGATCGACAATCTCACGCTCGGCGTGCTCCAGCAGGTCCGGAACATGCGCGAGGGCGGTATCAGCGCGTTTGAAATGCTCATGGAACAGGGCGGCTATGTCGAACGGACAGACGCGCGCGCGAGCAGTCCCGTGACCATCGTCAACGACATTCCAAAGGAGTGAGGACATGGCGCGGGGACTATCCAATCAGCAAAATCTGTTTATCAAGTACTACGTGGAGACCGAAAACGCGCAGAAAGCGGCGGTTTTGGCTGGGTACAGAAAGGACAACGTAGAAACCTTTGCGCGGAAGAATCTCCAAAACCCGCGTGTGCTGCGGGAGATTGAGGCACTGCAACGGGAGCGCGCGGAAGAAAGAAATAAAGCGGCAAATGCAGACGCGGTACGTGTCCGGCTGACGGACATTATTGCGCCCGCTTTTTATTCCGTACACTGGGACGTGATCGAGGGTGGCCACACGTACTACGATCTGTTCGGTGGACGCGGCTCCACGAAGTCGTCTTTCATCAGCACGGAGATCGTACTCGGCGTTATGTCCGATCCACTTGCCAACGCCATTGTGTACCGCAAGGTCGGCAACACGATCGGCAGCAGCGTATACGAGCAGATCCTGTGGAGCATCGAGGCTCTGGGCGTGCGGCACCTCTGGAAGGAACGGACGAGTCCGCACAGCTTTACGTATCTGCCGACGGGGCAGGTCATCCGGTTCCGCGGTCTGGATAAGGCAAAGAAAACGAAGTCGATCAAGATCGCGCGCGGGTATTTCAAGTACCTGTGGTTTGAGGAGCTTGACGAGTTTTCCGGCGAGGAAGAGATCCGCTCCGTACAGCAGTCCGTGCTCCGCGGCGGGACGAAATTCACCGTTTTCAAGTCGTTCAACCCACCTATCAGCAAATCGAATTGGGCGAACCAGTATGTATTGACGCCGCGCAAGGACGCGCTGCGGCACAAGTCGTGCTATACGGACGTTCCGCCGGAATGGCTCGGACAGCAGTTTCTCGACGACGCGGAATTTCTCAAGGAGACAAATCCGCGCGCGTATGCGCATGAGTATCTCGGTGAGGCGATCGGCACAGGCGGTGAGGTGTTTGACAATCTTGACATCCGGGAGATCCCGGACGATATGGTTCAGTCATTCGACCAGATTTACATGGGCATCGACTGGGGCTGGTACCCCGACCCGTTCCACTGGGCGAAGATGCACTATGATTCAGCGCGGCTGACGCTGTACATTTTCGACGAGTACCGCGCGAACAAGGAGAGCAACCAGGCGACTTGGTACGCGCTGCAAACGGAAAAAGGCGTCACCGGCGACGATCTCATCACCGCGGACAGCGCGGAGCCGAAGAGCGTAGGAGACTATCGCGAGTACGGCGCGTTCTGCCGTCCGGCTGTCAAGGGTCCGGATTCCGTGCGGTACGGCATCAAATGGCTGCAATCACTGCGCGCTATCGTGATCGATCCGGTACGCTGTCCGGCGACGGCACAGGAATTTCAGAATTACGAATACGAGCGGACGGCGGACGACGAGGTTATAAGCGGCTATCCGGACGCGAACAACCACTCCATCGATGCGGTGCGGTACGCCATGGAGCGCGTATGGAGACGAAAGGGGCAGTAAATGACAGTTAATATTCTTGGCACAGAATATGCCGTTATCCGCAAGAAATACGATGAGGAAGAAGCGTTTGCGCGTCGCTCCATCGGCGGGTACTGTGACGTTTATACAAAACAGATCGTCTACTGCGATATGAGCACATACGCCGGTTGGGAGCATGAGCTGCCCGAAACCGTGGCAGAGTGCGAAAAGCAGACCCTCCGGCACGAGATTGTCCATGCGTTCCTCAGCGAAAGTGGTCTGGCGGACAGCGCGTCTGCCTGTGAGGGCGCATGGGCGAAGAACGAGGAAATGGTGGACTGGCTCGCGCTGCAAGGGCCGAAGCTCTACAAGGCGTGGGCAGAGGTCGGCGCGGTATGACGATGTATCACCGGAAGTGAGGTGAGAGGAACGGGCAATGTAATCACAAAACTGGTCACAATGGTAAGGCAGGTGTTTCACAAGGTGACTCCATACAAGAATATCGCAGCGGTTGAACGGATCGAAACGCCGCTGTCCAATGAAATGGCGCTCGCGCTGGAGACGTGGTATGCCATGTACCGCGGTGCTGCTCCCTGGCTGGAGAAAGGCAAGGTATATTCCCTCAATCTACCGTCGTTTATCTGCTCGGAACTGGCGCGACAGATCACGCTGGAGATGAAATGGAACATCACGGGAGTAAAGCAGGACGCGGCAGGAAACGCACTCTCGAACCCGCGCGCGGAATACCTTGCGGCGGAGTTTGGGCGGCTGATGCATAATCTGCGCACGCGCCTGGAGCAGGGCTGTGCGGCCGGCGGCATGGTGATCAAACCGTATCCGAAAAACGGGCACCTCCATTTCGACTACTGCATGGACTGGTCGCTCTATCCGGTCGCGTTCGACGACGACGGCAACATAGCGGACGTGATTTTTCGCGACACGTTCACGGACAGCGGCACGATCTATACGCGCTTAGAGCGGCACAGGCTCGACGGGGAGGACATTATCATCACGCAGCGGGCGTTCAAGTCGCACGTGAAAGACGCGATCGGCACGGAGATCCCGCTGTCGGATGTACCGGCATGGGCGGATCTGGAACCGGAGGCAGTGGTACGCGCGGCTGGCGGACAGCTGTTCGGCTGGTACAAGGTGCCGATGGCGAACACCGCGGACGTGGACTGCCCTCTCGGCGCGTCGGTATTTGACAAAGCGGTCGGGTTGATCCGTGACGCGGACGAGCAGTATTCCCGGATCAAATGGGAGTACAAGGGAACGGAGCTCGCCATCGACGTGGACCCGAACGTGCTCCGGCCGAAGAAAGGCGCGTCCGGCGGTATGGAAATGCCGAAGCTCAATGACCGGCTGTTCCGCGGTGTGGATCTCGGCACAGACGACAGCTACCACATTTTCTCACCCGCCATCCGTGACGCTTCCCTTTTCAACGGTCTGAACAACATGTTCATGCGGATCGAGGATCTGTGCGGGCTGTCGCGCGGAACGATCTCCGACCCGAATGCGGAGGCACGGACGGCGACGGAGCTAAAAATCCAGGGGCAGCGCACTTATGCGACGGTCGCGGACAACCAGGCGGCGCTGGAACGCTGTCTGCGCGATGTGATCCGCGTGATGGACAAATACGCCGACCTTTACGACCTTGCGCCCCGCGGCGATTACGAGGTATCCTTTGAATGGGACGACTCCATCATCACGGACAGCGCGCAACAGCTCTCTGAGCGGCTCACGCTCATGAACGCAGGTGTCATCGGTCCGGAGGAGATCCGCGCGTGGTATCTCGGCGAAACGCAGGCGCAGGCGAAAAAGGCGATCAAGGACATCCAGAGGGGACAGCTGGAACGGATCTCGGACGCGCTGCCGACTATGTCTGACTGACGAGGGCGGCAGCCATGATACCATTTGAGGAATTTCTCCCGGCGATCGAGACGGTTGCAGAGCTTTTTCGCAAGGTAAACACGCTGTACATCCGGAAAATCGCGGAGCAGATCAAAACGATTGGCGAGCTCGCGCCATCGAGCATCCACACTCTGGATGTGATGCGGGAGATGGGCGCGAACGTATCCGAGATCAAAACGCAGCTCGCGGACGCGACGAAGCTCGGCAGACAAGGTGTGGAGCAGATACTGGAGCGAGCGGCGGAGAGTGCGTACGCCAAACCTATCGCGGAGGGATACATTACGGACAAATCCATCCCGCCGGAGGCAAATGAGCGGCTCATGCGGTTCACCGCCACGGCGGTACGGCAGACGGCTGGCGCGCTCACCAATCTATCCAACACAACGGTGATCGACGGGAAATACAAAGAGGCCATTGACGTGGCGTCCGCGGCAGTCGCGTCCGGTGGGACAGGTTATCAGGAGGAAATCCGGCGGGTGCTCACTGAGATCGGTGGTGCCGGAATACAGGTGGAATACGAATCCGGGCACAGACGGCGGCTGGACACGGCAGTACGGATGAACGTGACGAACGCGACCTTGCAGCTTCAGCAGCAGGCAGCGTTTCTGCTCGCGGACGCGATGGGGGACGACGCCTTTGAGATCTCCGCGCACAAAATGTCCGCGCCGGATCACGAACCCGTACAGGGACGCGTATTCCTCCGCGCAGAGTTTGACAAGATGCAGGTCGGGCAGGACTTTTCCGACATCGATGGGCATCGGTACGAGGGCTTCCGCCGGCCAATCCGTGAATGGAACTGTTCGCATTTCGCCTCTCCGTTCAACACGAAAACCGACATCCGGACATACACGGATGAGACGCTGGAGCAGTATCGCCGGGAGAACCACAAGGGATGCGTGATCGGCGGCAAGCATTACACCACCTATCAGGCGTCACAGCTTATGCGGCGGCTGGAAACCGAGATCCGGCGGCAGAAAGACATCCGGTACGCGGCGCAGACTGCGGGAGACGAGGAGCTTGCGGGCTGTGCGCTCACAAAAATGCGGGCAGTATCGGAACAGTATTCAGCGGTAGCCAAAGCATCCGGACTGCGGGAGCGGCGGAACCGGACAGCGATCACAGTCAGGGGAAAACAGCTATAACGAAAGGGGTATATCAAAATGGCAGACAAAATGGAAACGCGCCGGGCAATGCTTTCGCAACCTATGGCGGGAAAAAGCGAAGCGGAGATCCGGGAAACGCGCGAAAAGGCAATCGCGGCGCTCACGTCCGCGGGTTATTCGGTAGTGAACACGCTATTCACAGACGAGTGGTACATGCCGGAGAAGATGGCAGGGCGCGGCGTGGTGCAGATCCCGCTCTGCTTTCTCGCGAAGTCGCTGGAAAACATGAGCCTTTGCCACGCGGCGTATTTCTGCAAAGGCTGGGAAAACGCGCGTGGGTGTAGGATCGAACACACAGCGGCTGTGGCGTATGGCTTGACGATTCTTTACGAGGAAGGAGGAACGGCGCATGGATAACGGTGCGTTTATGGACAGGTGCAAACGGATCGTTGCGGACTACTACAACGAGCAGCACACCGCGATGCGGATCACCGAAGAAGACATATTCGTCGCGTGGGTATGCAAGGTTCTCAAAAACAACAAGGCGCTGCTTGGTACGACCATCGCGGATGGGATGTATTATGAGATCACCTATGACGGCGCGCGGGATATGTTCTATCTGGACGTGTACAAAAAGCAGCAGAACCGGAGCATACAGCTTTGAAAGCGGAAAACACAAACGGAGGAGAGCGAAAACCATGACGAAAAAACGGGCAATGAAACTGCTCATGTCGTTCGGCTATTCGCGCGAGCAGGCACGGTCCTGGATCAGCCGATACCGCTTGTTCCTGACGCACACGGAAATTACGCAGGCCGCTTATGAACGGGCAAAATTTGAGTTGTGCAGGGATATACCCTGTCGGCAGGCGCGGAATATGCGGCTTTGCAAGTTACCGGCAAGTTAAAATCCATAGCGCGGGATTGAAAATGGCATTTATTATGCCGTTTTGTTTGCTCGGTGTGCGTTTTCTGCAAGTTACCGGCAAGTGAAAACCCGATACTATCTGGAATCAAGGGCGTTTTATCGTCCTTTTTGATTTTTGTCCGATGGTCTTATGACGATTAAACTGCGACTTATACTTTCCCCGGCATGAAGTTAAAACTGCCGCCGCCACGTGGGTTTCACGATGGCGTTACAGGAGCAGAACAATGAAACTTGACGAAATCTTTTCCCCTGAGCTGTACGCGCAGATCAAAGCGCGGATCGAGGCAGTGAACGCGGCGGAGCCGAACAAGGCAAAGCACGTGAAGCTCGTGGATCTGTCCGAAGGTGGATACATCTCCGCGGACAAGTACAACGACAAGACCGGCACGCTCTCGCAGCAGGTCGCGGACTTACAGGGACAGCTTGCGCAGCGGGACACCGATATGACGGATCTCCAAACCAAGCTGACGGCGGCACAGGCGGACGCGTCCAAGCTCTCCGACGCGCAGCAGGCTCTCGCGGGCTTGCAGACAAAATACGAGAGCGAAAAGCAGGAATGGGCGACGAAGATCGAGCGGCAGGCGTACGAATATGACATCCGCGAACGCGCAGGCGCTCTGAAATTCTCCTCCCAGTCCGCGAAGCGTGACTTCATCAGTCAGGCAATGGCCAAAAACTTCAAGCGTGACGGCGACGCGCTGCTCGGCTATGACGATTTCGTATCGAAGTACCGCGAAAGCGATCCGGCTGCATTTGTCGCGGAGGAACCAGAAGCGAAACCCGGCAGTCCGACCATTGTGCTGCCCGGTGGATCCCCGAAACCGGATGGCAAGAAGATGAGTCTGTCGGAGCTGATGAAAGCGAAAAACGAAAACCCCACAATGGCTATCAAATACGAATAAGGAGAAACACGTATGGAAGTATTCAACCACAAAATTTTCAACGGTGAGGTATTCAAGGGCTACGTTGACCGCCTCCCGAATCCCAATCGCACGGAGCTGATCAAGTCCCGAGCCATCCGTCCCCGCCCCGATCTCGCGGCTGCTATGGCGGATCAGGCAGGCGGCAACTACATCACCACGCTGCTCACCGGTCTGATCGACGGTTCCGAGGCGCAGAACTACGACGGCAGCACCGACATGATTCCGAAGGAGACGCACACCTTCTCGCACTCTCGTGTTGTTGTCGGTCGTATGAACGCGTGGGTAGAGCGCGACTTTGCCTATGACATCACCGGCGGCGAGGACTTTCTCGCGGAGGTCGCCGCGCAGGTCGCAGAATACTGGGACAACATCGACCAGGACACGCTTGTGTACATCCTGAACGGCATTTTCAAGATGTCTGACGCGGAGGGTCTGAAATTCGTCGACGCGCACACCTACGACGTCACCGGCAAGACCAATTCTGAGAATGTGCTCGGACACATGGACGGCACCACGCTCAACACCGCCATGCAGCGCGCCTGCGGTGACGGCAAGGGTAAATTCTCTCTCGCTATCATGCACTCCGCTGTGGCGACCAACCTGGAAAACCTCAAGCTCCTTGCCTACCTCAAGTACACCGACAAGGACGGCATTTCCCGCGACCTTGCCATTGGTACCCTCAACGGTCGAACTGTACTCGTGGACGACTCCATGCCTGTCGCAGAGACCGAAACCACCGCGGCGGTTAAGGGTGTACACACCATCACCATCGGCACCGCAGGCGTGGCGGGCGATACTCTGACCGTTGATGGTGTGGCGTATACATTCGGCGCGTCCACCTCCGCCGCCAAGAAAACGCTGGCGGTCGGTGCTTCCGCGTCTGATCAGGCGTCCGCGCTCAAGACAGTGCTTGCGGCACAGTACGATGGGATTTTCACCGTTACTGTCTCCGGCGCGGCCGTGACGCTGACGCAGGTTGCGGGCGGTACCGGTGCAAAGCCTACTGTCGCGGTATCCGGCACCGTTAAGGCAACTGCGGCTACCACCACGGAGGGTGTGGCGCGTGTCGCTACCACCGTATACACCACCTATGTGCTCGGTGACGGCGCGATCGAATACACCGACTGCGGCGCGCGCGTGCCCTATGAAATGGATCGCAATCCTGCAAAGAACGGCGGCGAGGACACACTGTACTCCCGTCAGCGCAAGTGCTTTGCCCCTTACGGTATCAGCTTTACGAAAGCGTCTATGGCAAGGCTCTCCCCGACCGATGAGGAACTTGCACTCGGCATCAACTGGGAGCTGGTCAACTCCAACGAGGCCGGCGACAAGCAGTACATCGCGCACAAAACGATCCCGATCGCCCGGATCAAGTCCCTGGGCTGATCGTCGGTAAGGCTGGAGGGAAAGTATGGCGCACAAAACATACCTCAGCTATGAGGAGTACGTGGCGTATGGCGGTACTTTGCCTCTGCCTGCCTTTACGCTATTGGAGCTGCGCTGCCGGAAACGCATCGATCTCCTGACTGCGTCCCGTGTGCAAAATATGGGCGCGGTACCAGAAGCGGTGAAGCTCTGCATGATGTCCCTCATCGGCATCGAGGGCGCGGCAGGTGTGGAGGCACAGATCGAGAAACCTGTGGTCACGTCCTTTTCGACGGACGGATATTCTGAATCCTACGGAAAGGCGATGGGCGCGCAGGACGCGGTACAGAGCATGAACGCCGTTATCGGCACTTCCCTCTATGGAGAGGCGGACGACAACGGCGTTCCGCTTTTATACAGGGGGACAGACCGATGAAGCTATGCAAGGAAACAATCACGGTAATCAACGCGCAGGTGGATCCGGAAACCGGATACGACAGGTACTATGCGACTGTTATATCCGGCGCGTCATGGTACTGCGAGATCGCCGCGGCTGTGGACGCTTCCGGGCTGAAAGCGGCGGACAAATTCACCATTCGGATCCCGGAGGACGCGGATTTCGGCGGAAAAGCGTATGTCAATCCGATTACATACGCGACCGCTTCCCCGGCGGACACATTCACGCTCCGCAGCGGTGACACCATCGTCCGCGGTGTAACCGAAGGGAAAGATCTCTCCCCCGCCGCGCTGCGCCGGTCGTGTGCGGAGGTGGCGACGGTGCTTGGCGTGACGGACAACCGACGTGCGCCCCGTGCGCCGCACTGGAAGGTGGTGGGCGCATGATACGGCTGCATCTGCGGTCTACGGTACCGGATACGGCTGACATGCTGCGGAAATTCCACCTGGAAAAAGGCGGCGCGGTACAGCGGAAGATTGACCAGACGGTTATTGACTACTGTGTGCGATATTGTCCGCATGACACCGGGATTCTGGAGAGGAGTCCGGAAACCGCGTCTGCGATCGGAAGCGGCAAGGTGATTTATGATACGCCGTATGCACATTATCTGTACTACGGCAAAGTGTATATAAACGGACCGGACGCGCCGCAGTTTACGGCGGAATACGACACGACCGGAAATATCATCGGCTGGAAATCGGCACGAAAGAAATACAAGACCGACCGCGATTTGCAATACAGTCAGGAGAAAAACGCCCTTGCAGGTTCCTTTTGGTTTGAGCGCATGAAAGCGGACCGTAAGGAGGACATCATAGAGGAGGCGAACCGCGTTGCCAGAGATCAATAATCTTGAAACGCTGCGTGCGTGGTTCCGCACGTGTCCGGCGATCCGAAGCGGCAACCGTTTTCGGATCGATTATCTTGCGGCGGATCCAACGGAATATGCGCTTTATGCCGTACCGTCCGCGATCGCCTATCACGAGAACGTGCTCGGCGAGGACGTGCCAAACGAGATCCAGACCGTCAATTACATCTTCGCGTCCAAGGAATCCTACGGTGCGGACATCCAGCAGAATCTCGCGAACATGGGCTTTTACGACGCGGTGGTAAACTGGATCATCGCGCAGAACAACGCGCACAACTTCCCGCAGATCGCCGGCGGTGTGGTGAAATCCATTGTGCCGACGCTCACGGCGTATCCGGCGGAGGTGGGGAGTGACAGCGCAAAATACCAGATACAACTGAAAATGACGTACCGGAGACGGTAGTACCGAAAGCGGTGATGCCCAAACGGTACAGCAGAAAGGAAATTCAGAATGCCAAAACTTGACAGAAACAGAAATATGTATTTTGCCTCCTTTGACAAGACGGCGTGGGAGGTGCTCGGTCGGGACAACGATAGCCTGAACAAGGAGCTGAACCCCGATACCGAGACCTCCAAAAACGTCCTTGGAGAGGCGACCTTCAAGCACAACGGCTACGAGCCGGAGGTAAACGTGGATCCGTACTACGCGGACGAGGATTCCGCCCTGTACGACAAGCTCAAGGCGGCGGCTGTGCAGGAAAAGTACGGCGACAGCGACATCAAGGGCTATTTCGTGGAGGCAGTGTTCGATGGCACCAGCGCTGCAGGTACGAACGGTAAGCTCACCGGCACCGGCTATCAGCGCGAGGCGTACATCGTCCCGCAGTCTACGGGCGGCGACACTGCCGGATTTGCGATCCCGTTTACCGTGAACCCCGTTGGTCCTATGACGGAGGTGACAGTCACGTACACGCTCGCGACCCGCGAGGTGACGATCACCGCGAAAACGGGCGGCTGATACACACAATATTTACAGGAAAGACACGGAGGGCGGATGCGAAATTCGCCCTCTTTCATTTTATAGGGAGGCACAACAGTGGCAAAAGTATTACGCGGCATTGTGGACGACGGCACCCGGGAGATCCCGCTTTACAACAAATTCGGCCGGCTTATCTGCAATGTGTATATCCGACCAGCTGATTTTTCCATCGTGGATCGATACAACACGCTCATGCGCGATTTCGCGTCCGTCGTTGAACCGCTCAAGGAGCTGGATATTCAAAACGACGGTACGGCGGTCTTTGAGAAAGACTGGGAAACGCTGAAAGCAGTGGAAACCGAGCTCAAGGCGCGGATCAACGCGCTTTTTGACATGGAAGAAGCGGACGACATTTTTGCAAAGCGAAACGCGTTTTCCTCTGTCGGCGGACAGTTTTTCTGCGAGCGGGTGCTGAATGCGCTGGGGGATGTGATTGCCGAGGCGATTGCGGAAGAAGCGAACGCGTCCAAGAAGCGGATGGCAAAGTATCTCGACGATGTACAGCCCGCGGCAGGAGGAACGGAGCATGCTGGGGCAGCTGCCGACGAAACTTGACATCGGGGGTGTATCCTGTGATATAAACCCGGATTTCCGAAACGTGCTTCAGATCATCGACGCGCTGAACGATACGGCATTGTCGGATGGCGAAAAAGCGTTCGTTCTCCTGCGGCGGTTGTACCCACGGTTTGATACCCTGCCGCGAGACAAGTACGCGGACGCGGTGCAGGCGGCTTTTTCCTTTATCGAATGTGGCAAATCCAGCGGCAAGAAACAGCGTGCGCCGAAGGTAGTGGACTGGGACAAGGATGAGCAGCTCATTTTTGCCGCCGTCAACAAGGTAGCCGGACGTGAGGTGCGTACAGAACCGTTTCTGCACTGGTGGACGTTCCTGGGATATTACCAGTCCATTGACCGGGAAGATCTGTTCAGCTTTGTCGTCTCGATCCGGCAGAAAAAGGCGCGGCACAAGAAGCTGGAGAAATACGAAACGGAATTTTACAACGCGAACCGCGAAATGTGCGATATTGCGCCTGTAGTCAACCGCAAGAAAGAGGCGGAGGACTACATGGCGGCTTTATACGCGGAGCTTATGGCGGAGGCAGAGACAGAAACAAAGGGAGGTGGAAACGATGGCGAATGATGGCTCGATCATTATCGACACGGAGCTTGACAATTCCGGTTTTGACAAAGGCTCAGACAAGCTGTTGTCGGCAGTCAAGGACCTGACCGGCGCCGTGGACAATTTCGGTGACAACATGATGTCGTCCTTCCAGGGCATTCTTCCTGTGCTGCAGGGCATCGGCAATTCCACCGCGCGGATCTGCGCCGCGCTGACCGGTGCGGGAGAAGATGTGTCCGCCGTAAACGCACAGGCTGCCACCTCCGCGAAAAACGTCGCTGACACAGCCGGAGTTGCCGCAGCTGCCGTGGACAAACAGGACGACGCGATCTCCGGTATGGGAAAATCGGTCGACATGGTGAGCAGCGCGACAGAGACCGGGATGAACGGCATCCGGGGCAGCACAGAGCAGGCGGCAGCGGCAATGGGAGAAGCGGAACAGACGGCGCGGGGGCTTTGTGTAGCTCTTGGACGCGTCTCCGCCGCGGATTTGCCGAAAGAGTTGTCCGGAGCGGAAAAGGTCTGCGCTTCTCTTTCCGGACAGCTTGAAAAGCTATCGGAACGCGCACAGCTTGGATTCAAGAACGACGGGCAGCTCCAGAGTTTTACCGTAAAGGTGGACGCGGCGAAAAAGCGGATCGCGGAACTACGGGAGCAGATGGTCTCTCTCGGTACGCAGCAGGTCGCGGCGCCGGAATACGCAGACATGCAGGTGGGGCTTTCCAAAGCAAACGCACACCTAGACAAGCTAATTGACAAGCAGAACCAGTTGTCGGCGTCTGGTGTGGGTGAATCCTCAAAGGCGTATCAGGCTTTGCGCTATGCGATAGAACAGGCAAAAGCGGAGGTTTCCGACTTCATAGGCACGACGCAGTCCATGCGCGACGACGGAGAGGCTTTTGTCAAAGTCGGCAACACAGCGGAATTTCAAAAAGCGTCCGCGGAACTGGACATGCTGGCGGAAAAGGCAAACGCGCTCCCGACAAAAGCGGTCGGCCTACAGGCGTTTATCGAAAAGTTGAAGTGGCTTGGCGCGACGATCAGATCTCTACCCGGACAGCTTGCGCGGTTATCCCTGGAAGGGCTGAAAAAGGGGCTTGTCGGGATCGCGAAGCTCTCCTTTACGGGACTGAAAAAGAGCCTCGTCGGCATTGCGAAAATCTCCTTTGCGGGGCTGAAAAAGGGATTATCCGGTATCGGCAAGGCGGCGAAAGCGGTGGCGTCCGGCGTGAAAAACATGGTCGGGAGCTTGAATCTGTTCAAAAAGCACAGCAAATCCGCGGGTATATCCGCGACCGGGCTTGTCCGGCAGCTTACCAGCCTGAAAACGCTGCTCATTTCGCGCGTCAAATCCGCCTTTATCAGCATGCTCATGGAGAACATCCGGGAGAGCATGACGGAGCTTGCGAAATTCTCCGACTCCTTTAACGGCGCGATGTCGAACATGAAAAACGCGATGCAAGAGTTGGGCGCGAACATTGCCATCACGTTCGCCGGGATCATTGAACAGATCGAGCCGATCATCACGCGGGTGCTTACTATGATGTCCGACGCGATGGTCAAGGTCAACGCGCTGCTTGCGTCGCTGTCCGGCAAGAAAACAATGGTGGTCGCGAAGAAGCAGACGGAAAGCTATGCCGAAAGCATGGACGACGCGTCGGAATCCGCGGAGGAGCTAAAAAATCAGGTATACGGATTTGACGAGCTGAACAAGCGCAGCGGCACGCAGGACGAGAGCAAGGGTGACAAAAAGAAGAAAGACGTCGGCGGAGATTTTTATGAAGAAGTGCCCACCGACGAAGCGGTACCGGAGGATGTCCTCGATGTCATCCAGAAGATCAAAGACGCGATCGCGGACGGCGACTGGTACGGACTCGGGCAAATGGCGGCAGAGGGGTTGAACCACCTCATGCAGACCATCGACGACTGGATCAACAATGTATTCCGTCCGAAGGGCGTGGAATGGGCGCAGAACATCGGCGAATTTCTCAACGGTCTTGTGGATGGGCTTGACTGGACGCTGCTCGGCAAAACGATCGCGGACGGGCTGAACGCGGTTGCGGACATCATCAACACGTTCCTCACGACGTTCGACTTTGAAAATCTCGGCTCCGGCATCGGTGAAGCAATCAACGGATTTTTTGGTAATGTGGAGTGGGACCTGATCGGGCAGACGTTCGCGAACGGATGGAATGCCGTCATTGACCTCATTTACGGTTTGGTCACGACGGTGGATTTTTCCTCCATCGGCGGCTCCCTGGCGGAGTTTTTCAACAACTTCTTTTTCACCGTGGACTGGGACAAGGCGTCCGAGGCGATCGTAACCGGGCTGAACGGCATTATTGAAGCGTTCCAGCACTTCATCGACGGTGTGGACTGGAACGCGGTCGGCTCGACCATCGGCGGCGCGCTCGACACGCTGCTCAACGGGTTTGACTGGGATGGCGCGGGAAAGCTGATCGGTTCCGCCATTGACGGACTGATCGACGTGATCTTTGACGCCATTGGCGGTATTGACTGGGTGACACTTGGCAGCAATGTCGCGTCCGGCTTTATGAATCTGTGGAATGCCATCGACTGGGCAGGCGCGGGAAAGAAGCTCTCCGACGCGCTGATCAACATACTGAATGGGATCAGCACCACGCTCAAAGAAATAGACTGGCAGAAGCTCGGCTCGGATGTGGCGGCGTTCATTGCGGCGATTGACTGGTCCGGTATTACGACAGCCTTGTTTGATGGAATTGGCGCGGCGCTCGGCGGCTTGACGGCGTTTCTGTGGGGGCTGATCAAGGACGCGTGGGACGATATGCTTTCGTATTTTGCGGAGTATACGGAACAGTGCGGCGGTGACGCGGTTGCCGGATTCTTTGTTGGTATCGGAGACGCGTTTGTCAACGTCGGCAAATGGATCAAGGAGAACATCTTTGACCCGTTTATAAACGGTTTCAAGGACGCGTTCGGCATTCATTCCCCGTCCACGGAAATGATGGTGATGGGCGACTATCTGGTGGAAGGGCTGCTCGCCGGGATCCGTGAAACGTGGGAATCCATCACCGGATTTTTCTCGGAAAAGCTCGGACCACTTAAGGAGACGATCTCCAAAGGCTGGGAAACAATCCAAACGGACACGAAAGCGAAATGGGACAAGATCACGTCCACCATCGGCAGCGCGTGGGACTCCATCAAGGCCACCACGGCAAACAAGTGGAACGGGCTGAAAAGCGATGTGTCCTCCAAGTGGGAGAACCTGAAAAACACGCTGAAGCGCACCGACTGGAAAGACATCGGCTCCAATCTTGTGAACGGCCTGAAGCAGGGGATCTCCAACGCATGGCACACGCTGACAAGCACGGTATCTTCCCTCGCAAACTCGCTGACGAGCAAGGTAAAAAGCCTGTTCGGCATCGCGTCTCCGTCGAAGGTATGGGCGGAAATCGGTCAGTACCTCGACGCGGGACTTGAAAAAGGGATCGAAGCCGGGGAGAAGTCAGCGGTGTCCACAGTATCGAATCTCGCGAAATCCATCAACGCCGGCATGCAGCTGGACGCGCCGGAGATGGGAGATATGCAGCTCGGCACCGTATCCGGTTTGGACGCGGCGGCAGGAAAGCTCGACGGATTCATTGACCGGCTGAAAGCGATCGCGGATACGCTTGCCTCCATCGGCGGCTTATCCATACCCGCTGTGGCTGCCGGGACGGACGTTCCCTATCGTCTGCGGACAAACGCCGCGGGTAGTACAGACAGCGCGGGCGCGCTTTCTGACGGCATCCAGGCGGTGGTATCCGATCAGAACGAATTTATCACGGAGGTCATGTACTTGCTCCGGCAGATCCTCGGCGCGGTGAACAACAAAAAGCTCGCCGTGGACGCGGGGAGCATCGCGGAGATGGTATCGTCTTACCAGCAAAACAGAGAACGCAGCTTTGGAGGTGTATGAATATGGCAGTATGGGCGAAGCTCGTAATCGGCGGTCACGATTACACCCAATATGTCAAGGCGAAGACCGGGCTGTCCTGGGAGCGTGAGAACACGAACGATGAGGACGCGGGACGCGACGTGGCGGAGGAGATGCACCCCAATGTCACCTCACACCAGCGCAAGCTCTCGGTCACGCTCGGACCCATGCCGTTCTCCGTCGCGCAGCAGCTGGAATCTGACCTGCAAGGCGGGGACGACGGCATACAGGTACAGTACCCGGATCTGAAAGACGGGCAATGCACGCGGCTATTCTACAACACGTCGATCTCAAGCGCCATGGAGCAGTTCAAGGACAATGACGTGCTGGTGGACAACGTGAAATTCACGCTCATATCCATAAAGGAGGCAACGGTATAATGCAGACAAAACCGACCGGATGGGCAGAACGGTTCGCCGCGGCGCACAAAACGGAATACCGGTTTGTCGTGAACAACATGGCGTACACTGGCTCGGATATTCAGAGTACGCCAGTGCTTTCCAAGGCGTTCGCGGACAGGCTGAGCATTGGTGTATGCTGCTCCGGTACGCTCCGGCTTGTACTCCGGGAAAAGGCGAACGTCACCATTCCGAAAGCGGCGTCCGTTGTGGCGTACTGCCGGCTCACAGCGCCGGACGGCACAGATCCGACGGACTGGGTGGAACAGGGGCACTACTTTATCTCCTCCCGGTCGTCCCAAAACGGCATTCTGACGCTGTCCTGCCGGGATCTGATGCTCAAGGCGCGATCCTCCTACTGGGACAAGACGCAGATTAAGGCTTGGCCCGCAACGATGGCGGCGGTGGTGAACGACATTGCCGCGGCGATGGGTGTAGCAGTGGACAGCCGGACGCAGATCAAGACCGGCACGGCATACAGGGTGACAGAGCCGGACGGCAAGGCTACGATGATGGATGTGTTATCCGGTATCGCGGCGGCGCACGCGGGCAATTTTGTCATCACGGAGACTGGAGCGCTGCGGCTTATCACCATACAGGGCGTATCGCTGCCCGCCAAACAGGTTGTCGGCAGCGCCTACAAGGGCTTCACGAAGCTGTCTGTCGCGAAGCAGATCACGAAAATGACGCTGCGCGGCAGCGACGGCACAAGTTATTCCGCGGGTACCGACAATGGAACGGAAATCACCGCGAACTGTCCTTACGCGTCGCAGGAAGCCGTGGACGCGCTGTTTTCTCAGAGCGGCGGCATGCTGTACGGCGTGCCGAACGACTCTTACGCGGTATCCGGCGTGTACCTCGATCCATGTGTGGAGCTTGGCGATACCGTCCAGGTCACGGACAACGGCAAAACGCGGAATCTTGTGGTTGCATCCGCCAACATCCGGTGCAATGCGTCGTACAACGCGGATCTTGCGTACCAGATCGGCGCGGACGATGAGGATGAGTACCCGTACATCAGCAGCCTTGAAAAGGCGGAACGGAAGGCGGACAGTGCGCTGAAAACGGCGCGGGACACGAAGGACGCGCTCTCTGACTACGCGAAGAAAAGCGACGTTTCCGCCTCTGTGGACACGTACATCAACAGCGACGAGGGCAAGGCGTCCATTGTCGCATCCCTGTCCGGGACGTATGTCACCTCGGACGATCTGACCGGGTATGTGGAGAAGACGGAGCTGTCGGCGGAGGTTGGGGCGTACATCGACACGGCGGCGGGGACGGCGAAGATCGTTGGGAATCTGACCGGGACATTCGTCAAAGAGGACGCGCTCGGGAATTATGTGCAGAAAACGGAGCTGTCGGCGGAGATTGGCGCGTACATTGACACGGCGGCGGGCACGGCGAAAATCGTCAACAATCTGTCCGGAACGTATCAGAAGAAGTCCGACATGGGCAGCTATGTTACGACCACCACGCTGAACACGTCCGTTGCGCAGTACATCGACAGCACTGCCGGTAAGGCGAAGATCATTTCTGCCTGCTCCGGCACGTATGTCACCGGGAGCAACCTTGCCGGATACGCGAAAACGTCCGCGCTCACCTCCATTGAGCAGTCCGTGTCCGATGTGGAGGCAGCGATCACGCTGTCCTCGTCCTACAGCAAAAGCACGATCGGGACGAATGTCTACGCGCTCTTGCAGCTGGTGTCCAATGCGAACAGCAGCAGCATCAAGATCAAGGCGGACAAGATCGACTTTACCGGGTTTACCACCTTTGTCAAGGCATCGGATCTGGGTGCAGGCGGCACGACCACCATTGACGGCGGTAGAATTACGACCGGGAAAATATCGGCGGATCGAGTGGACATTGGCTCTCTGAAGGTGGATACTGTTTATGGGAAAAGCAGCAACACCAAAGTCGTTATGACCACGGATACAACAAGTGTATACATCGGCGCGGACTCGTTTTCGCCGCAATACAACAATATTTTTCTGGCAGCATCCTCAATGATATACTTTGGTCAGAGTAGGACCAGCTGCGTTTGTGTGGATATGGCATCCGATTCACTATACAGCACATATTCCGCCTCTAAACTTGGCACGGATGCGAATCCGTGGGCAGAGATACATGGCGGCGGCGCGAAAGCCTATCACATCGTCATGAAGGATACAGTCATTCGTCCCAATGCGGCATCTACGTACAGTAACTACTCCTTGGGGACATCGACCTATCCATGGAATGCGATCTACACGAAAAAGCTGTACCTGAACGGAACGGAGCTCACCGGCGGCGGGTCGGGCGGCAATCCTACGAAGCTGTATTACAGCAGCTCGAACACCACCTATTACGTGGAGGCGACATCCGGTTATGCTCTGGTGCCGTCGCACTGCACATCATACACGCACTGGAACCTTGGCTCGGCGAGCTACTACTGGTACGACTGCTACCTTGGGTACGGCAGTACGCGGATCGGATACAACACCTCATCAAAGCTTGGTTTTTTCGGCACAACACCGGTCACGCGGCAGACGGTGGCGTCCTCCGCGACTGTGGCGACGCTCATCACCGCACTGAAAGCCTACGGGCTTATCGGATAAACAGGAAAGGAAACGATTCTCATGATAATGAAAACCCTTGTGGACGCGCTGCCGTCCATTCGCAAGATCGCCGGGCAGGATCTGCACGCAAAGACGCTGTATCGCGCGAAGCGGCTGCTCGACAAGCTGGAAGCGCACCTGCGCTTTTATGATGAAAAGCGCACGGAGATCATGGAGCGGTGCTGCACGGTGGAGGATGGCAAGTACGTTCCGAGGCCGGATATGGCGGAAACACTGGAAGCGGACATGCGGGAGTTACTGGATGTAGAGATCGAGATGGATGGCATCCAGGCGATCCGGCTGCCTGCGGAAGAGGATATGCGTCTGTCCTACGCCGATCTCTGTGCGCTGGACGGACTTGTGGAAATCGAATTTGAGGAGGAAGAAGAAGCATGAACACCATGGAAACCGTAAAAAACGTAGCTTATGAAAACGGCACACGCATTTCCACCGTCGAGAGGGTTGTCACGCGTGCGGATGACGCCGAACAGCTTGGGAATCTGTATTTCCGTTTGTCCGGCGTGTACAGGCAGTTGGAAAGCTGCACCGACGCAGCGGAACACGACGCGCTGGAGGCGGACAAGGCGGTGATCCTTGCGGAGATCGGAACGTATGTTGGCTATCTGAACGGGTACGAGGACTGAGGAGGGTGTTATGCCGAACATAAATATCACGGTACGGGAGAAGATCGCACACACCATCTCGGACACATGTATCGTCTGCGGCAACTCGGACTATGTGGCGGTTTTCGATTTTGATGCGGAGTGGGACGCGTATGAAGTGAAGACCGCGCGGTTCATCTGGGGCGGCACGTACACGGATGTGGCGTTCGCAGGGAATGAATGTCCGGTACCGGTGATCCCGGACGCGGTTTCGGTGCTGGTTGGGGTATTTGCCGGGGAATTGCATACAACGACTGCCGCGGCGGTTGGGGTCCGGCGGTCGATACTGGGTGGATCGGAAACGGAAGCGGAGGTTAGCCATGAGATCAAGGATGCCTTTGGAAAGATGCTTGCCGGTAAGATTGACGCGCCGCAGGTGGCGCAGGTTGGTGAAGTGCTGACTGTGGAAGCGGTCGACGCGGACGGCAAACCAACGAAGTGGAAGACGGCTCATGCCGCGGCTGAACAGAAACAGGCGAATTGGGCGCAGAATGATGAGACGGCGGCGGATTTCGTGAGGAATCGTCCCGGTGGGTACTATGGCGATCCGGTAACGGTGGATGAAGAAATTTACAGCGGCGAGATCGAGCAGGCTCAATCGGAGATGGAGGTAGACTGGCTGCTCGTTGCGGGACAGACGTACAAGGTCACAATCGGCGAGGTGGACAAGACCTACACGGCGTTTGCGGATGCGTATAGTGGCATCTCAGGTGTGACGATCGGTGATGGCACCATTGAGGACGCGGCGGAATCTGGTAAGGTGTTTGTACTGTTTACGGCGGAGATTGAGAAGGTCAAGGCTGCACTGCTCGCTTGCCCGGAGGTGGACGTAGGCAAGACGATCCGGGTCACGCAGTTCGGCACGGCGCGCGAGGTACACAAGATCCCTGCGGAGTTTCTCGACATTCCGCCTGTGGAGCAGGTGCCGCAGGTGGTGACGGTGACGCTTGTGGAGCGGGACGGAAAGCAGTACGGGTCGATACCGTTCAAGGAGGTTCTGGCGGCGCAGCGGGGCGGCAAGGAGGTGCGGCTGCTCGACAACTACGGTCGCTATTACCAGTTCACGGGGGTTTACAACGCGAAAGAGAACATTTGCTTCCACAGCTTTCAACAGCACAAACTCTGGTGGGCGGTGATGGAACGATCCGGCTTAATTGAGATATACGGCTACAACCTCGGGCAGCAGGAGCTAACGTACAGCGCAGACAGTACCTACACAAGCCTTTACGACGAAAAATCCTTTTCGTGCTCGTTCTTCGGCAGTTGGACGCGCATGAAGTTTTTCATCACGCTCCGGCTTCTCACCAGAACCGCCGGTGCTTATGTGCAGTTGCGCTATGACAAGGGCAGAAAAATACTCAACATCTGCAAGCATGAGGAGATCGGAACAGACAAAGCGATTCTATGTGGGGAGCTTGAAAAAACGACCACCGGAAACTACACATACCTCGTCACACTGCGGCTGCGCAGCGAGAACGGGACCCCACATCCGGCGCGGTTTGACTTCTGCGATGAATTGAATTTGGACAGCGGGGAGACGTATTCAAGCCCGGGGATCGAGATTCTGAGCGGCACGGAGGACAAATTCGAGGCCAGACAAAGCGTCAGGAAGTACGGCAGGTGACGGGGATGAACATCACAATCACCGCGCAATCTCTCATCACCGCGGCGGCGGTTATCTCCGCAGTGCTGGCAATCGCTGGCGTGGTTTTCGCCGTGTATCGCTGGTACCTCAAGCAAAATAAGCAGAACGACGAGATCAAGAAAATCAAAACGGAAAACACGCTGATCTGCTACGGGCTTTCCGCCGCGCTGGACGGCTTGATCCAATTAGGAGCGAACCACAGCGTGACGACGGCGAAGGAAAAGCTGGACAAGCATCTGAACCAGCAGGCGCATGAATAATGGCAATACAGAGCAGGAGAGCAAAGAAATGAGCATCTACAATGTACAATGCCCGGTATTCGCGGAATCTGGCGGGTTCTGCGTGACTTCCCCTTTCGGCTGGCGCGTTCACCCGATCAGCGGGCGAGGAGATGGACACAAAGGCACGGACATCACACGGTGGACAGGCTATAGCAATATCGCCACGATCACGGCGTTTGCGTCCGGTACCGTGGCGGCGGTCAAAGATACGGTTCCGGGAATCGACACAGCCAATCCCGCGAACAGTGCCGGGAACTATGTTGTGATCGACCACGGCGGCGGTTGGGTGACAAAGTACTTCCACCTACGTCATGGCAGCGTTGCGGTACGTCCCGGCGACTGCGTCCATGCCGGGGAGAGTATCGGCAGCATGGGAACGACCGGGAACTCGACCGGCGCGCATTTGCATTTCCAAATCGAAAAGGACGGCACTCCAGTCGATGGGCTGCCGTTCCTGCTCGGTGAAAAAAAGATAGAAAGAGAGGGAGACGATATGCCGAAAGAAGAAACGAAACGACAGGACAGCGAACCTCAGGCATGGGCCAAGGAAGCCGTGGAATGGGCGGTGCGGAACGGTGTCATTTACGGAGACGGGAGCGGGGATCTGAAGCTGCGGGAACCGTGTACCCGTGAGCAGATGCTTGTATTTCTGTATCGGGCATTGCGGGCGGTGAATGCGCTATGAGAGCACCGCGTGATGTGCCGAAGAAGCGGCGGTACACGCAGTATTCCAAAGTGCTGACCACGCTCTTTTCCTTGTTCATGCTGCCGCTGTCCGGCTATGTCGTGTACCGCTGTCTGCACCTCGCGGAGCTCGCCATCACCAGCGGCTTCACAGGCGCGCTGCCGTATGTGACCGCGATCGTGGGGTTTGTCGAAGCGTCCGTGACCATTGTCCTTGGCTGCTATTTCGACAACAGCAAAAAAGAAAAAATCGCCCGTGCGCAATATGCCGCGGCGGATGAATCCATGCAGAGAGATATTTGAGGAGAAGTACATATGAACAACATCGTTATTGACGGCGTGGCTCTCACGTCCATTGTCGGAGCTGTCGCTTTTATCGTGTCCGCCATCGTTGAGGTGACGAAGAAGATCAAGCCGTTCTCGCTGATGCCTACGCAGCTGTGGTGCATCATCGTGTCGGCGGCGGTTTGTGTAACCGGGTATTTCGGCTACTGCGCGTATGCCGGGATCGCGCCGGTGTGGTACTTTGCGGTTTGCGCGGGGATCGTATCGTTTATTGTGGCGTATATCGCTATGTATGGATGGGATACGGCACGGGAGCTGTACGACAGGTTTACCGGGGGAATGAAAAAGGGATAAGCACATTGTCAAACAATAAAGGTTTTTTAGGAATAGAAAATTATGTTTTAATTTAACAAACCCTGAATGTTTTGTTTTTATTAAAGAGGCG